CAGCAGTAGTTGCTATATTTAAAATCGTAGTCATATTTGTATTAGTCAATATGACACTAGCATTTTTATAATTTATACTCATGATAAAAAGTAATTAAACGCATCTTGTTCGTTTTTCAAGTCTTGTTGAAAAGAAAAGTTTAATTGATTCTGTAGTGTAGTTAAAGATTCTAGTATCTGTCTTTGATTTTCTATATCATACTCTTCTTTAGGTTCAGGTATGTAGTTTGTTATTTTAGCCATTATCTCCCCGCTGTAAACGCACTTTTTGCATCTGAATATGATTTTGAAAAAGATTTTGTAGGTGCGCTAGTTGTTCGACTAGGTATTTGTCCTCTTCCTCTATCTATAGAAATGTCACGTGTTCCATAATCACCTGCATCTATTTTCTTTTGAATACCTCTTGCTTGAGCCATATTTCTAGCTGCAGCAGCATCTCTTTCATCTCTACCACCATACTTTCTAGCATCAAAATAATCAGCTAAACTTGAAGACTTAGCAAAATCTGTATTACGCAATCTTTGATTTAAACTTCTGATACCACCTAAAGCATCACGACCTTTATTTAAAAAGAAGTTAGCACCTGGTATTGCAAAACCTAGTATAGATCTAAACAAATCTGCTATACCACCTGACTTTTTTTCACCTGTTAATGAATCTACTTGCTCCACATCTTCTTCATTAGCTACACCCAAAGTGCCTATTCCTTTAAATCTATTTAAGTCCAGTCCTTGTAATCTATTTGCAGCGGCAAAAGGAAATACATCATCAGAAGTTCCAGATACACCAATTAAATTTGCAATACGATCATCAGCGGTTCCAGGAGGTTCAAAAGGAAATACATCATCAGAATTTCCAGATACACCAATTAAATATCCTTGATCATCTGCTCTTTGAGGCACGCCATAAAGATATCCCATATCCTGAGTTGCAGGCACGCCAATTAAATTAGCATAAGCACTATCTGCTGTATCAGGTGAAAGAAAAGGATTTGGTGGTAAAACATCCGAGCCTTCTGGTGAAAAATTAATTCTACCTTCTGTATCTACTAAATTTCCTTGTGCATCAAAAACTATTGCCATTATCTTCTTCCGTCCGGTTGTGCGTCTAATCTTAGTGTGCCGTATCTCCAGGTTTCTCCTGTACCATCGTTTTCTATCTTGACGGATACAAGTCTTCCTCTGGCTCTAGTATCTACCTTATCAGTTGTTGACGTAACTGTAAAGGGTCCAAGAGGTGAGCTGACAGCCACATCGTCCGGATATGCACTAACCAATAAAGTCACTTTAGCATTACCAGTTTGATATTTAAAATCAGGTATAAATCTTCTAACAGCCATAAAAAACTCACCATCTCCTCTATAATCAGCTACACCTGTTTGTTGACCAAGAGCACTACGTCTTGATGTTATGTCCCAATCTCCAGATCTAATAAAGGCAGGGATAGCTGTGGTTGCTGTGCTGTTGACTTGATCTGTGCCTTGTTCGTGTTCATAATAAAGACTAGCACCATATTTATTTGTAATTCCTAATATGTCAGGAAATACTGGTGTTAATGTATCATCGTAATCTGTAGCGTATGGATTATCAAATACACTTTGATCTTGATAAGTTGTTCTATCTAAGGAAGATGTTGTCCAACAGTTTTCAGAATAATTATAAGTTACACATCGGTCAATCTGATCTGATCCTGATTTTGGATAAAACCAATTTACTTCCGTGTATAAATTATTTGCACCAGCAAAAATAACATCACTTGAATTAAAGTTTAATCCAAGATTATCTCCGTCTGTGCTAAATATAAAATCCTCTACAAGAGATGGTAATGATTTTACTGTTCCATCAAATACAAAAAATCCACCTTGCGCTCCCATCCAAAAGACTGCTCCATTTACGAATGTAGCTGCGTGTTGACCAATACATCCACAGTTTGTACCAACTTGTCTAACACTAAATGTAAATGGTGGGCCAACAAATTGAATTACATATGCAGCAAGATCAGTTATAACAAACACATAATCTTTACCTTGAAGTGCTGCTCGTATTTCATTACCGGTATCTAATCTAAATGTACCCGCTGTATTAGTAGCCGTTGGTGTGTACGTATTTAAATCTTCTTGATTAGAAAATCTTACAAACATCGGATCTTGTGTAGTGGTATCACCAATTGTAGTTTCGGTTCCAAAATGAAATAAATGTCTATCTCTATCTGATACCAAAGTAAATCGACTGGCCGTAGGATTAGCGGATGTAGAGGAACCAGAAGTTGATTGCGAAGCTCTAATTGTTCTTGGATTTGTAGCTCCCGCATTCCATGTAAAAGTTTTACCATTAAATATAGTTGCTACTAATACTTGACCAAAGTTATCAAGACTCCAGTTTCCTGGAGCTAGAGTCACGTCACTTGTAGCTCTAGCTGTGCCCCAAGTTGATGCTCCCCACGTGGACGTACTCCAACCATAACCAACCGTTTGCGTTGTTGGTCCAACTTCAACGTAAGGATTAACGGTTACAGCTCCTGCTGCAGTCATACCAGCACCACCTTCATTTCTAGAAGCTTGAACTGTAAATTTATCGACGGTAGGTACAGTTAATATTTCATATGATTGTTGTAATTCTACTGGTGTAAAATCAGATGCACCTGTAACAGTAACTCCTGAAAGAGTAACATATCGGCCTACCTCTAAATTATGTGAACCTTTATTTATAGTAACTACATTAGAACCATTGACAGTAGTTAACGTGCCTCCAGTGATCGCTGTATCTAAAGGCGTGATGTCATAAAAGTCATTACCATAATATAAAAACAAACCTTGTGATGTTCCAATTGCTGTATATTTTTCACCTGCAAAACTTGAGAATGCAACTTGTGCTCTAGCCGCTCCAGGTAATGTTTTATTAGCAGCTGTTAATTGTAACCAACCACCTATTTTTTCAGGTAATCCATATCTAAATCTTACAAAATCACCATCAGTCCATTGACCTTCTGCCCCTGATTCTGTGTCTTGTTTGTTAAAACCTGGCTTGAATTTTAATTTTTGTAGCATATAATAGCTTATATATTAGTTTTTTAGAGAATGAAAGTATCAATATAATGGATTATTTAGAAGCAGTTGTTGAGCTAAAAAGTATTATAAACAATAATTTTATAGAAAAAATTATACCTTTGATAGATAAAAAAGCTAGCAAGAATTCATCTATTGGAGCAGGTGCCAGTATACATACAGATATAAGAAATGTGAAAGGTTATTGTTTAAATTTTGAAACACCAACCAATCTATTTTATTGGAACTTTATAAAAAAAGAAATAGAGAGAACTTACGTTCATTATAAAGTTAAATTTCCTAGAATGTTAAGTGATAAAATTAATCAAATAGATTTGTTGAAATATAGTGTTGGTGGCAAATATGATATTCATAATGATCACTATACACAGAGTAATAGACATCTTAGTGTAATTATTAATTTAAATGATGACTATGAAGGTGGAGATTTAGTATTCTTTGATCAAAAAAATTTAGAGGCAAAAAGATTAAAATTAACAAAAGGATCTATAGTTTTTTTTCCAAGTAATTTTATGTATCCTCACAGGATTGAACCCATTACGAAAGGAACTAGATATAGTATAGTTGCATGGCTACAGTAGAATATAAACAAATAACAAACTTTCTATCTGAGAATGAATTAAACATTTTACAGAAATATTGTTACAATAAATTAGATTATAACTTAGATCATACAATAGACGAGCAATCCTTTTCACCTGCGTGGTATAATGATCCTTTGATGAATAGTTTATTAGATTTAAAATTACCTTTAGTTGAAAAAGAATCTAACTTTAAATTGTTTCCAACATATGCGTATTGGAGATATTATGTGTTAGGAGGAAGTTTAAAAAAACACACAGATAGACCCTCGTGTGAAATATCTATTACAGCCTGTATAAAAAAATATGATAACTGGCCTATTGTAGTAGAAGGAACTTCTTTTGAATTAGAAGAAGGAGATGCAATATTATATGCAGGTTGTGCTCAAAAACATTGGAGACCTGGTATTTATAAAGGTGAAGGTATGGCTCAAGTTTTTTTTCATTATGTAAATAAAGATGGACCTTTTACTCATCATGCATATGATAATTTTTTAAAAAATACAGGGTTAAGTCAAACTAAAAAAGATAGTGAGGAAATGAAAAAATATGAGTGAAAGAACAGTAAATATAAATAATTTTATAGGTATATATGACGGCTATATTACAGAAGAAGAATGCAACAATGCTATTAAATTATATGAGAATGAAGATAAATTTAATAAGACTCTAAATAGAATTGGTGGAGAAAATGCTTCTATTTTATATAAACAAGATCAACAATATTTTGCAGCTTCGCATAATATAACAGTATGGTGGGAAACTTTAAAAACCATGATTTTAAATTATGATCAAGCCTGGAAACATTATATAAAAAATACAGGAGCTTCAGAGGCTTTTGGTCAAGATGAATTTTATTATACAACTTTAAAAATTCAAAAAACTCTACCTACCGAAGGATATCATGTTTGGCATGTAGAACATGGAAAAGGATTTGATAATGAAGCTCGAGCTTTTGTTTTTTCAATATATTTAAATGATGTTGAAGAAGGTGGAGAAACAGAATTCTTACATTTTTCAAAAAGAGTAAAACCTAAAAAAGGTAGAATAGTTATTTGGCCTGCAAGTTTTCCTTATATTCACAGAGGAAATTCTCCACTATCTGGAGAGAAGTATCTACTTACTTCTTGGATGCTATTAAGATAGTGATTGAAATAAGAAATTTTTTATCAAAAGAAGAATGTAATTATTATATAAATTTTTTTGACATTAATGAATCAAGATCTGTTTATTATAATAAAAGAAAAAAGTTAGAAATACGATCTTTGTTAAATGAAGATATACATATAAAAAAATTAATAAGTAAATACAGTGTAATATATCCAGGTCATTATATTAGTAATTTTGAAATATTAAAATGGCCTGTGGGAGAATATCATGACTGGCATGATGACACTATTTACTATGATAAAACAACCATAACTTATTTAAATCAAAATTATGATGGTGGAAGAACTATGGTTGATAACTATTCTATTGAACCAGAGATTGGTAAAATTATATTATTTGATGCTAATGTAAAACATAAAGTATCAGTGTTAACAAAAGGTGATAGATACGTAATGTTAGCTTGGTATAATTCTATTATGAAGAAGAGTAAGAAGTAGGTCTAGCCCCTAATCTTGCAATTTTATCCGATTCGCTTTCTATGATATTTCCTTCAGCATCAATAACATTATCGTCGTCCCAATCAGATTGTAATCTAGCTAAGTGAGTTGAATCCCATCTAGTAATGAAATCTTGAAAGTCACCTAAATTAGCATCTGCCCAAGTAGAATGTGGAGTATCATCTCTGTATTCTACAGTATCACTAGGATTTGGTGTTCCATATTGGATAGCCCAAATATTATTCCATTTAGCTAATCCCCAAAAATCATTATCTACAATTTCATATGGACCAGCTGCGTCACCACTTTGTTTGATAATTTTCTTATCATCAAAAATAACTGTCCATGTTGCACTTGTTGCCATAATTTCTCCTACGTTTTAATTATATAAATAATTGTTAAATAAGGTTGAATAACTGAAGTTGAATCTCCTGTAAATGTAGCACTCATATTGTGTGAGTGTCCTGTACCAGAACCTGCATTACCAGTATTTCGGCTATTCAAATTACCATTAGTTACGTTACCTACTGGGTTTGCTGGACCTGGGTTGTGAGGTGGTGATACCCTAGCTTGGAAATTGTGATCGTGAGAAGCAAGTTGTGCTTCTGATAGAGTTGCATTCCCTGTCGTTCCTCCAACGTTTCCAGATGAAGCAACAGTGTTTGCTCCACCAGTTGATGCTAAAGCTTTAGTTCCAGATTTACCCATTGCAACGTTATCTTGCAAATCAGGTAAGTTAAAAGTACTTGCACCGTCTCCAGCTCCATAAGTTGTACCTACGATAGCAAATAATGCAGAGTAAGTTGATCTTGAAACAGCCGCACCATTACACTCTAAGAAACCTGTTGGCACTGAAGAAGAAGACCACGGCACAATAGTAGCCGTAGGAATTCCTTCGATACCTGTAAGATCTGATCCTGAAAAATTGTATTTTGTTGCTTCGTAATTTGACATATTCTATTTCTCCTTGTACGTCCAACCTGTTGTAGCATCTCCTGAGAAGACTAAACAAAAAGCTGCGCCTTGTGTATTGACTACTAGATCAGATGCTGCATTAGCTATATTAGATCCATTTCTACCTACAGTCAATGGGTTAGAATTAAAATCATAACCTTGGTCAACAAAAGAAACTTCGTCACCTGTTGCTGGTGATGCAGGGAGCGTAACCGTTACTCCTCCACCATTTGTATTTACTAAAAGTTGAGCACCAGCTTGAACTGTTTCAGCTGCTGAAATTGCTCTCCAATTTCTTTGTTCAGATAATTTTACAACATTTGTACCATCAGAGTATAATACATAGTTATTTCCTTCACATAAAAGGACACCTGTACCTGATGATGTTTTAAAAGTTAAAGTGTTTCCTGCATGATCACATGCGTTTTGTACGTTA